TTTGAAGCAATGTACTATGATAAGATTAACCCGTTAGGTCAGGTGGCCTAACTTAAATAAAAAGGTCTCCGGCAAACCCGGTATGGTTCATATCTTTATTTAAAGGCTGAACATATAGTGCATCTTTATAGATAGATTGTTCTATCTGAGGAGTAACTGCATATAGAAGACCTGTAAATGCCGCAATAAATATAAATGGGGCAATAAAAATACCAGCGTAAATATGTACGAGACGGAAAAGACTGCGCCAAAAGCTAGGGGTGTTAGGCATTTTGAGAAGTATCGAACAAACTTTGGCGTGAAGTATATCTACTTTTAAATAAAGTTACCCATTGTTTAATTATCTATAGCCAAACTTTTCACATAAAAGCCTTTTAATAAATTGATTATCTAGACCTAAAAATTGAAGAAGTGAGATTAAAATTTGATTAAAGATTGATAGTGATAGCTTTATGCTTTGTATTTTAAAAAGCAATAAAGCTATTAGTTTTTTATCTAGATGATAGAATTGCGCCGGTCAGTAAATTGATGTGTATTCTTACTTAATATGCAATTGATGATGCATCTTTTTGAGGTTGTGTGTGTAGATTGTTGAGTTGCGAGTAAGGCTAATGTAGATATACATACAATTATCTGAAATTCTAACTTATTGAAGATATAAGGTTTATCAGTTGCTCCCATCACTTACAATTCAAACCAGACTCGGTGGATTTTACTTTTTTTATAATACGCCTGTGGTTTTTGTATTTTTATTAAAGTGAATTAAAACAAAGGTTTATTGTTAGAAAATGACGTATTTTATGGTTAACTAAAAACGCTTGTAGACTATTTGTAGACTGTTGAGAAACATGGTTAAATCAAAGTTCGCTAAAACAGGTTTAAGACATGAAACTCAACAAATCTACTGTTGATGCTATTCCATTAACTGAAAAAGGTCAAAAAATATATAGAGATGCAGAACTGATCGGTTTTGCTGTTCGGGTAACTAATAAAAGTAAAACCTATATTGTTGAAAGGAGGCATGAAGGTGAACTCTATCGAGTGACAATTGGTAAAACCACCGATATTCCTGCAACAAATGCTCGAGCAAAAGCTCAGATGATTCTGGCGAAAATTTCAAACAATGAATATGAAAAGCCTATCAAATTAAAGAATGTTGCTAATCCTTTAGATATTACAGTGAATGAAGCTCTTCAAATTTATATTGATAGAAATGACTTTAGGCCGAAAACAATTAGGCAATACCATAAATACTTTGATTTATATTTAGGGTGGGGCAACAAAAAGCTTTTCCAGATATCTAAGCAAGAAGTATTGGATCGATTTATTGAGGTATCAGAAGTAAGTGAGTCGTCAGCAAATGGTGCTGTATCTCTTTTAGGTACTTTATGGAAGTATATTCATGTTCTTTATTCAACAGATGAGAACCCGATCCTTAAAAGTAATCCAGTTGACATTATTTCCGTAACAAGAGGTTGGAATAAAATAGCAAGTAGGGATAGACATCTCCATAAAGACATCATTCACAAATATTACAATGCGGTGCTTCATTATGAAGATGAGTTGAATCTGGAAAATACTGCTAGGTCAAACACGCATCGGGATATCGTATTGATGTGCATGTATACGGGATGCCGTAAACAGGAGGCATGTTGTCTAAAGTGGGCTGATGTAGATATTAAAAATGGTACCTTAACTTTTAGAGATACCAAAAATGGTTCAGATCATACTTTTCCTATTGGTGATCATCTACACAGTATTTTGCGTGAACGTTGGTTATTAAGAGAAAACGATTGGGTTTTCCCAGCTACTAAGATGCCTACTTCGTGGAATATGCATGCAACTAAGGTAGATACATTATTGAATAGAGTGGGTAAGGAAGTTGACTATTACGTTTCAATGCATGATTTCCGTCGTACATTTGCCACTATATGCAACCTTTTAAGATTTAATATTTATGTGACAAAAAGACTTCTTAATCACACGGCTAAACCAAGAATTGATGTGACAGGTGGTTATGTTCAAATTCCAGATGAGGAATTAAGAGCTTCGATGAATATGATTGAGGCGGTTTATCAAGGAAAGATTGATTGCTTCAACTACCAATCTGTTTGGACAGAAAGATTAAAAGAAATAAAGGCGGTTTAACCGCCTTAAACTGTTGCAAGCTGTGCTGTATTAAGCACAGTCTTGCTTTGCTCATACTTCAAAACGTCTTTCTTTTTATATGAAACACGTCTCCCAATTTTCGAGAAAGGCAGTGATGATTGATCACAACGCATTCTAGCTAATGTCCAAGGCGAGCAATCTAAATAAAGTGCCACAACTTCTTGAGGAAACTTCTGTTCTTCATTAGCCATTATGAAGCGATCCAAATATTCTTGTTGCTCTGCATCAGATAGATTTCTCAGATCTTTTAACATTTACCCCTCCTTACTTTCCGCTTTCATAAAAGTAATCCAATGTGTATTGCTGCGCTTTCCACTAATGTGGCCAAACAATGGCTTTTGATCTGTTAGCTCTAAGATTTCACTAACTTTGATCTGTGTTTCATTCCATTTGAAAATTAAAACTCCACCTTTCACTAAAACACGGAAGCATTCCGAAAAACCTTTTTGTATATCCTCACGCCAATCCTGTGACAATTTTCCATATTTGGCAGCTAACCAACTTTTCTTTCCAGCTTGCACAAGATGGGGAGGGTCAAAAACGACTAAAGAAAATTGCTCATCGTTAAAAGGCATTTTGCGAAAGTCCATTAATACATCTGGTTCAATCACTAAGGTACGACCATCACATAATGTATGTTCTTCTTTTCGAATATCTCCATACACTACATTTGGGTTGTTTCGATCAAACCACATCATCTTTGAACCGCAGCATGGATCTAAAATTTGTGCATTCATCCCTCAGCTCCCGATTCGCTAACACCCAACTTAATGCAACCTTCCTCAGGTAAATCAGCATACCAACAGTAGTATCCTTCACTGTCATAACCATCTTGGAGCCATTTGATGGTCATTTCAGTTTCCATCTGGAATTGATCTTTCTCACCATCAGGGGCTCCAAAATCAAAGGCATCTTTCAGTTCGGCGCAGGTTAAAGTTACTGCTCGTGTTTCAGGTAATGCTACTTCCTGAACTTTGGCTTTTATCTGCCATAAATCCCAACCTAGCTGTGACTTTGAATTTGTATACTCTCCGCCTTCAAATTCAAGTTCACGCTGTTTACCACCAACACTCAAATAAGCTTCTTCAAATGCCACTCTTTCCTTATTCAAATCTATCATCCGCCTTCACCCAAAAAAGTTGTCTCTAACCACCAGTTTTTGTTGTCTTGAAGATATTTTTCATGGTCTTCTTTGCTTCCTTGCCACTCCTCAAAAGTAATAGCATCAGCAATGCATTGACCGACTGTTGGAAAAGCTTGTAAGGCTTCTTTCTTAAGTCGGTAAACAAGCTGTTTACCAATTTTTTGAGTAGGTACCGGATGTAAAATGGGGCTAGATTCAGGTTCTTCAGGAATATTTACGCACCATAAAGTCGGAGTAATTTCTGTATTAACATCTTTCATATAGGTCATCCAATAATTGAAAATTTATAATTTTTCAGATTGATAGCAGTCATTTTTTGGCAGTGTTGACACTTAGTACGAGCCCGCTTTTTGAGCTCATCAAGATCTTCTTTAATCTGCTTTTTCTGCTCTGTTATCTGAGTTTGTTGTCTTGACCAATATTTCAAAGTATCTTTAATCCAGATTACGGGATTAACTTTTGCCTTGCATTTCATACAAATAAGTTCTAAAGCCTTGCTATCAATTTCGACTTGTATATGCTGGCACTTACGTAGGTTAGAGCTT